GAAAGTTTTGCGGTTCAACTTGTCGATTTTGTTGAATTCTTCTTCTGAAATCAGTCCCGCCTTAAGCATCCTCTGCAGAATTTTGTACGCCCGCCAGTAATCAACCTCTCTTTGAATTTCCTCCTGTGTTATCTTTGTATAGTTCGTTTTCTGCGGGTTATATGGTAAATGATTAGCCGCCTCTATCATTCAAGCACCTCCTATAAAGACTTAGGACAGCCGCGATTGGCTGTCCTTTATCGTTATTCCGGCAATTTGAGAACTTGTCCGGGGTAAATAGTATCTGAAGTCAGGCCATTGAGTTTCTTAATCTCCGGAAATCTTGTTCCTCTACCGAGTTCTTTTTCCGCTATTCTCCATAAGGTATCGCCTTTTTGCACTGTATAGGTTCTATTGCCCTTGTTATCAGGAAGGCTGTTTACAATTACAAGGTTTTCTTTTGCTACCCAAGTGTTTATACCTGCAATCTCTTGACTGCCGGATTTCTTAACCTTTTTGCCAAGCAAAACACATTCTTTGCCGCCTTTTATGACCGGCTTGCCTTTGTATAAAGTCTGCGTGACCCTGTGGTAATAGTCATTTTTGACCCACGTTGGAACTTCCACACTGCCGGGATAGTAATTCTTTACACTGACCTTAAACTCCACCATATCTCCAATTCCAATATCAGTATTGTTATCTGTACTGTTCTCCAGCGCTTTTTTTACTGCTTTACGGAAAGTGTCCATATTCTCCCCATGCTTGGGAAACCAGTGCATCACATCAGCATGGTTGCTGGCAATACCGAGCTTATATCCTTCGGAGTGGCAGATGATGACATTCTCATTAAGACCGTACTTCTTGCAGAGCATAACGCAGAGTTCAACAGCGTTCTGCCATGCTTTGCGGAAATAATCTTCTTGCTTTGCTGCATCATAACCCACCATTACCGCCCCGGATTTATACGAAAACCCAGCAGGCTCACAGATTTCAAAGCCAATATGGGTATTGTTGGCTGCTCCTCCCGCATGCCACCCGCGATGATCCCAAGGCAGGTATTGCCAAACCTCTTTATCGTCTACAAAAGCGTGAACACATACCTGCCTATTTATTTCGCTGGCCTTGTAAGATTTGTTCCAACGGGAAAACCACTCAGCAGCCATTACGCCCGGCACAGCCGTCGAATGTACCATGATTCCTTTAGGCGTGATTTTCCGACCCGCTGTATAACAATCGTTTCGTGTCATGTATTTAGTTAAAAGCTTCATTTCTTTTCATCCTCCTCATTTGAGTGGCCATGCAGTTGTTCCAATGCGTTCTTCAGCTTTTCAGGAATGGGCAGTCCTATATGTGCTGCATTCTCAAGAATTGAAATTCCCTCGTTACTTAGATAAAAGAAAATGACGGCAGTACGAATTGCATTGCCGCCGCCAAGTACCTGACTGTCTATGGTGTGCCCTATGCCCACGAGAGTGAATATGAGTACCTTTTTGACAATACCCCTCACCCCGATTTCGCTTGATAGTTGCTTCTCAACAAAAGCTCGCATGACACCAGTAATGTAATCGATGGTCACCAGCGCAACTAAAGCGTAGATAAAGCCATCATAGCTGCCTAAGAACCACCCCAACCAGGCACCAAGACCTGCAACCATAAATTGCAGATGCTTGCATATTTCACGCAAACCTAAACCACCTCTTTCGTGGGCAAAATAGAAGAACGCCTGCCCGAAAACAACAGACGTTCCTCAAAATACTTTCTTCCATTGAAAACCAAAGTTAGGACCTCGCTCCCTACTCACAGATATGCCCGCCAGCAATCGCCCATCTAGCAAATTCCCTGATTCATACTGGATACCCAATCCACCATCACTAGTGGTTCTAATTGCAATCGGACCAAGAGAAAGCGAAGGTCCTGCTACTTTCCCCCAATAACACCACGAAATTCTTTATGAATATGGACATGGGACTCAATTAAGCTGGTCAGATACCCTTCTACATCAGCGGTTATTCCTCTTAACTCATTAATCGTTTCCTCAGTCAATCGAGCTTTTACGGCAGCCAGCACACTACTCTTAATCTGCACTTTTTCCTCATCGGTAAGTTTGCCGCCATTTAACTCTTTTAGGTTATCAACCACAGTCTGTTGCGCTTCAAGCACCGCCGCCTGTACTATATTTTCGACAGAGCTGATTGCCCGATTTGCTACCTCACTCTTTGACTTCTGTCTGAAAAACTCTGCACCGTAGGCCACAGCAAAACTCAACATAACTCCCACAAAGGGAAGCACAAGCTTGGTTAGCTCCACCAATAGATCCATTCTTCACCACCTCTTCTTAAACGGTCACAACCGGTATGTTTTCGATTGTCTACTGGGCATCGGTCAACATAGCCTTGATTTCCATATACCTGTTTTGGTATTTAATGTTATCAACGAACTTGATATCATAATCGCGTCCCTGGAATCGTATCCGCATCGATTCATCCAAACCTTCTCTGTATCTAGTGGTAAAAACAAGCATCTTTTCTAATTGGACTGCAGCTGCTGCAAAGTACTCCCGGCCATGAATGTTAGAAACCCTAGCCCAAAGATGATCAGTCTCAATCCAGTCTAAATTCTGATTCCCCCATTCATCCATGTAGGTTGTGCACTCCAGGATAGCTATCCTGTGTCTAAGATCACCGATGTTAATATAATCACCAACCTTCTTTCCGAAATGGAGACAGCAATCTTTTTACAACATCCTCCACTACCTTCATGTCAAGTTCTTCTCGATGCTCGTACAAGTTTGCGGTGATGTACAGTATCGCTTGGTTTACCGATTTGGGGGGTTCTTCGAAATCCTCAAGGCTCATTCTGAGCACCCCTTCACACAGTTCACTTGCCGTTTCAATAAGGGCGGCGATGAGCGCATCCTCCTCACCGCCATCAACCCTCAAATAAAGTTTTGCTTCCTCCAAAGAAACCGCCAAAACCCTCACCTGCCTAACTCTAACTTAGGAAGCTTTCATCTGCAGATATTTAATCGATTCTGGAAGAATCAGCTTGCCATCTACACGCTGTGTTGCCATGAATCCAACTTGTCCGGTCGCAGCATACAGCTCATTAAGCCGCTTAAAAACCCTGCCTTGACGGTCTGCCACCCAGTAGTAGGAAAAATCGCCGAACACAATAGTATCTTTAAATTCTTTGGTGTAATGTTTTTGACCTCTTCCCATTGTAGACACTTCCTTTCACTTCTTATTTTAAATCGTTCGAATTTCTGTGTCTACAAAACTATACTAACACTATGGAGAGACTGCTTCGTGCCAGAAAGGGAATGTAAATGAACACACAAAGACTTGAACAGGTACCGATTGACAATCTGGTGCCATATGCCCGGAACGCCCGGACGCATTCAAAAGAACAGATCGCGCAGCTCCGCTCCTCCCTCCGGGAGTTCGGATTCGTAAGCCCTGCGGTCATCGATCAGGATTACAACATCCTCGTCGGCCACGGACGGATTGCTGCTGCCCGTGAGGAAGGATACAAGACCGTCCCGTGCGTCTTCGCCGAAGATCTGACCGACACGCAGAAACGCGCCTACATACTCGCCGACAACCAGCTCGCGCTGAACGCCGGATGGGACGAGGAAATGCTGTCCGTCGAATTAGCTGACCTGCAAGAGAACGCGTTCGACCTCTCCCTGCTCGGTTTCGACGACAAGGAGCTGGAGAAGCTGCTCGGCAGCGATACAGAGGCTGAGGAGGACGATTTCGATGTTGATGCGGAACTGGAAAAGCCGTGCTTCTCAAAACCCGGCGACCTCTGGCATATCGGGAAGCATACGGTCGTCTGCGGAGACTCCACCGACCCGGAAACATTCGCGAAGCTGCTCGGCGACAAGAAGGTCAACCTCGTCTGCACCGACGCGCCGTACTTCGTCAACCTGGAGAATGCGTCCGGGAAGATTGCCAACGACGACCTCAAGGGAACGCAGGCTTATGACTTCCTGATGAAATGTTTCTCTAATTTCAAGAACGCTATGGCGGACGACGCTTCGATTTACGAGTTCTATGCGACCATGCAGGCGCGCGTGTTCTACGACGCCTTCGAGGACGCCGGATTCAAGGTCGGAGCCGGACTCATCTGGAAGAAGCCGCGCGCTCCGCTCATGCGCACCGACTGGAAGTTCAACATGGAGCCGATCATCTTCGGCTGGCGCAAGGACGGCAAGCACAAATGGTACGGCGACCAGAAGCAGAAAGCCGTATTCGAATTCGACGGCGTGAAGAACTCCAAAGAGGACGGCTTCGGACACCCTTCCAGCAAGCCCGTGCCGCTCATCGCCTACCTCATCGAACAGAGCACCGCGACAAACGGACTCGTGCTTGACGGGTTCCTCGGCTCCGCCTCAACGCTCATCGCCTGCGACCAGATCGGACGCATATGCTATGGCGTGGAGCTTGAACCCAAATATGTAGATGTAGCCGTCGTCCGTTACCTGCATTCACATAATGAAGATTCAAGCGATGTGAAGCTCGTCCGTGACGGGAAGGAATACACATACGAACAGGCGCTTGAAATGATGGAGGCTGTTGATGAGTAATGTGAAATACAACTTCTCGGATGATGGAACTACAGCTTATGGCGAATTGCCCAGCGGCGAAGTCTTTGTCCTCGACGCAGACATGCTTGCAGCAATCAATGGCATCAATTTCTATATAGGAAGCAAAGGACCACACTCTTCCGGTTTCTACGTAATTGACTGCAACGGACGCGCTCTCCACGATTACTTGTTCGAACATAGAGATGGATTTGAAATTGATCACATCAATCTTGATACGCTCGATAATCGCAGATGCAACATCCGATATTGCACCCACCAACAGAATCAGATGAATCAACCGCTCCAGAAAAACAACACATCTGGAGTAAGCGGAGTCAGCTATTATCCTTCGCGGCACAAGTTCCGTGCAAGGATCAAAGTCAATCAGCATGAGATTCATCTGGGCTATTACGACACCTTCGAAGATGCCGTCATGGCAAGGAATGTCGGAATGCTCTGTATGTTCGGGCAATATGGCCGTTATAACGATGTCGGGAGAACCCCAGAATGGATTAAAAACAATGTTGCAGATAGATGTGCGCGCTTTGAGGAGTTATCTCAGAGTAGCGCATTTTTTGATTTCTGGAGAGTCGACGAAGTCTGATTCCTTTGTGTACTAAGCACAGTTTCATGCCCTGATAATCGGCTTATTTTCTACCGGAGAAATATCGCAGATTCGCTTGCTATTACAGGCCTTCAGAGTGCTGTATAGACATGCCGAAAGGCACAGGGCCTTCCGGACAAACGCATACCAAGGAGGTAAACACAATGCGAATCAACTACAACGTAACAGGAGCACAGAGAAAAGAACTGGTCAAGGTCATCTCCGACACCACCGGAGCCAAGGCCACCTACATGAAGATGCCAACCTGCAACTACGAGATCGACTGCTTCACCGTCACCAAGGATGGCGCACTCGAGTTCGACGACATGGCGGATTCCGAGGAGGTCGAGAAGGTTCTCGAAGCCATCGCAGCCGCAGGATTCGAGCCCGAGCCGCAGGAACCCACGGAACCGGAGCCGGAGGAAGACGCCGAAGAAGCGCCGGAAACCGAGGAGATGGGCCTGACAGTTGAGCTTCCGCTCGACAAGGTCGCGGTCGGAACGCTGACCAACATCCTCGAAGCCAAGGGAACGCTCATCAAGAAGGCGCTCGGCATCGACGACCTGCGGTTCGAGACCAGAGACGACAAGATCTCCTTCCCCTGGTTCCCGGAACTGCCCACACCGGAGGAAACCAGAGCCTACACGATGTTCATCGCCCAGCTCTGCAAGCTCTCCAAGGATCTGAAAAGAGCAAGCTCAACCGAGACACCGGTCACCAACGAGAAGTACGCATTCCGCTGCTTCCTTCTGAGACTGGGATTCATCGGCGCGGATTACAAGCAGGAACGCAAAATCCTGCTCCGGAATCTTGAGGGCAACTCCAGCTGGAAGAACGGCACTCCCAAGAAGGAAGCCACCGAAGAAGCTGCAGATACCGAGGAGGTGCAGGCATGAGGATAATCAGACCAGAACAGCTTGAACAGCTGAAGAAAGCCTACCCGAACGGCACGCGCGTGGAGCTGGTCCAGATGGACGATGTGCAGGCACCACCTGCTGGAACCCGCGGCACGGTTTACGGCGTCGATGATACCGGAAGCCTTCTGGTCCACTGGGACAACGGCGGCGGGCTCAACGTTATGTAGAGCTCTACATAACGAAGACTCCTGCAGAAAGCTCGGTGAGCAGCATGACGGATAAGATCAAGGAACAGATTCTCGCCATCCGCGACACCGGCGAAACGAATATGTTTGATATCACTCGCGTCCAGCGCATGGCCTACGACCGTGGCTTCTATGAGCTTGTCCTCTTTCTGGAGGATCCCAAAAAGGAATACGCCCGCTTCATTCTGACCGGTGAGTAATACACACTTTCTCCCGTTGAGATTTGTGTACTATATATTGCCTTAACTGCTTGCTATTACAGGGCCTCAGCGTGATATATGTACCTACCAAAATGAAAGTGCCAAACCGATAAAAAACGCAAGGAGAACGACGCCTCAGCGTGATATATGTACCTACCAAAACGAAAGGGGCACACCACCATGACTGAAAAACAGATGAAGCAAATTGAGATCCAACTTCCGGAGGGCGAGAAAATCAACCGCTGCTACAGAGCTTTTGAGGGCGACATTCGGGTAATCACCCGGAAGCCGGATGGCCGCGAGGTTCGCTACACTGTGAGCTTCGACGCAGACGACAATGCTACGATTAAGGAATTCTGAGGGGGCGGCAAGCATGTGGTCAGAAGGAAGCATCAAGATCGGCAGCGACATTTTCCACTATTGGGTGAAGCACTACGAGGAAGCCAGCGTCTATGGCATCGACGAAGG